TTCTCCATAATATAAATCAATCTCAATCTTCTAGCATAGTATACCTGTTATTATAACAAATGTCAAGGCTTATTCGCCAAGAAAATCATTTAAATTTCCAGATGTTTTTGCAGCGTACTTACCAATCAGTTTTTCTTGTTTACCGTAAACACCGACTGTTGCCAATCGTCTGTCACAATATGCAACACAACTAAACCGTTGTCCACTACCAGAGATAGGTGTAACACCATGTACTTCTTGACTATCTGCAATCACTACACTATTATCTGGGGCATCAATTGCAACACCATAACGAGGGAAACAAAGATATGCACCATCATAATCACCTTCTCTGAATACACACATACTTGTCATACCAGCATCAGTGTCACCACTGTCTACATGTGCAGCCATCTTTGCAGACTGATATGCAGAATATCTATTCGCAGAAAGTGTAGTAAAGATACCTTCACCAATACGATGTTCTGGACGAATGTTGTTTTCTGCAAAAGACCTCTGACTTCTATAGATGTCATCGTTTGCTTTTGAGAATGCAGTTTCATTGTGTTCAGTTATTTCTTGTAGTGCTTCCCACTTTTCTTTATTGTCTTTACACCAACCCGATACATCAATACCACCAGTAAAGCGTCCACGTTTATGTCCAATCATAACAGAATGAATTTCGTTTGAGTATGCAATCATACCCCAACCACCAGACTTTGTACGAGTGTAATATGAGTTAGGTGTTCTTAGTTTATAATCTTGTCCTTCAACTAATCCTTTTGCAAGCATCTCTTCCTTATCAATAGGGCCAGAACAGTTTGCTCTCATAGTAGAAGTATCTTCAATTGTAGTTAGAATATCCCTAATCTTACTTTCTTTAGGGAATGCATTTGTAATAACATATGCAAGGGGAACATCTGAACCATCCAAAGATAGGATAGGTTTCATTACTCCCATGTCTGTATCAGTTACTTTGATTACCTCATCGTATGCTGATTCGTCTAGAAATTTACCATTCCATTTATCGTAAGTTTCTTTTTGACCTAAGTCTTTTTTAACCGTTAGTTTCTGCATTTTGTATCTCCTTATAGGGTTTAAGGATGTTTTCGTACACTTTATCAGCAAGGTACTTCATTTGTAGTGGTGCAACCATCAACCCAATTCTTGCAAGTTTCTCGTTAAGAGTACCAGTGAATTTATAATCCTCTGGCAAAGTCATTAGTCGTGCAGCTTCTTTAGTTGTGTACACCCTATCTTCTTCTGGGTGCAAGTGAACTGCAAGACTTGTTTGTAGTCCTTGTTCAGAAAGTGTATGAGATGCTTGATTCCAAGGAACTCTACGAGATTGAAAGAACGAACTCTTTCTATCTGGAATACTCTTACCCCATTTCTTTCTGTGTTCAATGACTTTATCATACCAAGGCCCAACTACATCATCACCAACAGAGACAACCTTTTCTGGATTCTTTGGTAGTCTCTTCATCCACTTATATTTAGCGCTCTTGGTCATCGACTCACAAAGTTCAACTGCTTCAAAAGCATTCTCGTTGTTTTGTTGAATGTCCCAAATTGCATCTTTAATTGTAGTGACATGGTCTTCTGGTTCTGGAAAAATCAAACTTTCAAGTATCATAAATGGTACTCCGATTTTGTCCAGTACATCGTTCCTTACCGATACGATAAAAACTCTTTCTCTTTTCTGAGGTACACCATGATTGTGTCCCTTTAGTACTTTGTAAACTGTTGTATAACCTAATGCCTCGAAATCATTTACCATTCGCATCAAATGTTCTCTTGCATATTCCATTGTAAGACCTTTTACATTCTCACAGATAATTATTTTTGGCATCATCTCACCAGCAATACGAATCTGTTCCCATGTTAAATCTTCAATGTTCTTTTGTTTCATTCCATAGGCAGTCTTTTCTTTACCCCAACCTTTTTGTTTTGTACCAGACATTGAGAATGGTGGACAAGGTGGTGAACCATCAAGTATATCAAGTTCTCCCTTTTTAATTCCTGTCATCTCCATAATCTTTGCACCAGTGACTTCTTTGATATCACCACATATGTGTGCTGGTGTCTCTGGCCAATTCTCTAGATAGGTATCCACTGCGACTTGTTGAAACTCATTGACAAATTTACAATCACCGCCTGCAAGTTTATAACCAGCAGATGAACCACCACCGCCTGCAAAGAACGATATGTAATCGAATAGTTTCCTGTCAGATGACTGTTTCATTTCATCTAGTGTATATCTAAAATATTTCATTCAAATCCTCTTTCATAATTTATACTCTCATTATACTTGTTTTGCCAACAAATGTCAAGGCATTTATCCAAAGAAATCCTCAAGAGTTGTCTGTGTTCCATAAGAACGGTCAATCTTCCACCCAATTTGGTTCATAATAAACGTCAATGGTTCAACAAATGCCTTCTCATATTGTAAGTCATAATCAATCATACTGTGCAATTCTAGTTCTGTAGGCAACTTCGTAATGAAAGATATTACGTTTGATGACATACGATTCGGTTGTCTCATGTTTAAGAACTTGATTTTGTCACCTTCCTGTATAAGAGGATACTTGTTAGTTAGTCTATTCTGTTTAGTATAGTGATTGTAAAGCAATGCACCCTTACAATGCATAGGAACACCTTTAGTAAAGATACCAGAACTACTACTCCACTTCTTTAGTCCATTAACAGAACGAGGAAATGCAATCTCTTCTGGTGGAAGTTTCATAAACTCTTCACGAAACTCTTGGATGAATGTATTTACATCCTTCTCTGTACCAGACATGATAATCTTCAGTGCCTCTTTAATCTTGTCACGACAAGGTGCAGGCGTAGATGATTTAACTGCTTCGATACCCATGATTTTAAGTTTAGGTTCTTGATAACGAACACCTTCGATATCCCACGCATTAAGAATGTATCTTTTCTTTGCAGTCCAGATACCCTTGTCTGCAATAACCTCTCTTGCCATTTGCATCTTTTGGTCATATGCATTTACATAAGAAGCAAGAGCTTGATAACTCTTATCAATAAAAGGTTCAAGTTTATCTTGAGCAACTCTATCAAGGAAGTCCACCGCCCTCCCACGATACGCACTCTCTGACTCATCTGCTTTCTTTTTAAGCACAGTATTAACCAACTTGTCAAAAGTAATGTATACTGAATCCGTATCCGATGCAATAACATAATCTTCTCCATCCGTTTTTAACAATTTGTTTAGATACATGTTAATAGATTTTTCAATCCAACGAATAGAGAACTGTCCAGAAGTTGTAATACCTTCTGCAATTCTCAAATCATAATATCTAAACCACTCATTACCAATCGCACCATAGGCTGAGTTTAGTGAAATCTTTCTTGCCATCTGGATGTTCTGAAACTTAGATACATCCTTTAAGTATTTAGCATCTTTGGTATTTTCATATTTTTGTTGGGCATCCAACATCTTCTTTTTGTAGATAGTACGGTCATCGTACATCTCTTGCATCATCTTAGGTAAGAACCCTAGTTTGTCCTTACTGAACAATGCACCGTTAGGTGTCATCGTTACATTAGATGGAAGCATATCTTTAATTTTGAATTTCTGTGCAATCAAATCATCAACAGCAGTATCACCAAGATTAAGTTGTTTTGACAACAAAGTCTCTGGTGAAATATTGTACTGCATAATCAAGTGAGGATATAGAGAGTTTAAGTCAAAAGACATAACCCATTTGTGTTGTCCTACTTGTGGTTCTTTTACATAAGCACCAACATACTTCTCACCTTTGGATTTGTGTCCAAGTTTTTGTGGAATAATAATCTTTTGTTTTAGTAGATGATTGTAAATTAGTACATCCCAATACTTAACAGACGTAAATGAATCAGAGACATTTACCTTTGCCTCATATGTCATAGTCAGAATCAAGTCGATGAGTTTCATCTTCTCATCAAGCCTGTCAACTAGTTCAACGTCTTGGATGTTATAGTCTAGGAATGACTGATAATCTTTAGTATACCAATCACGAAATGTCTCATAAGGATTATCATCTTTGCGTTGTCCTAGTTCAACAAATGCAATATGGTCAAGGCGATATGATTCTTGATTAGTATAAGTAAATTTACGATAGAGTTGTAGATAGTCGATATTCTCAACACCAAGAATATTGTATACTTGGTCTTTCTTACCGAAACCAGAACCAACCATTCTTGCATCAACAACACCCCAAGGCGATAGACGTTTCATTGCGTCCTCACCCATTTGAGATTTGATACGGTTACAGATATAGGGAATATCAAAGAATTCTGTATTCCAACCAGTAATAATATCTGGATGGTCATACTCCCACCATGCAAGGAATTGTGCTAGAAGTTCACGTTCATTTGCACACTGAATGTATTGTACATCATCTCTATCGTTTTTATATTCATGTAAACCCCAAACCTTAATACGTCCAGTATCGTGGTTCTTGATAGTGATTGATAACATGGGTTCTGCAGCTTGTTCTGCATGTGGGAAACCATTCTCACATTCAACCTCAATATCAATAGTAACAATACGCATCTTCTCAGAATCAAATTGAATCTGTTTAGGGTATTGTTCAGCGATGTAAGTATATGGGAATTGAGTCATACCAAACACGAGGTGTGGTTGACTCTGATACAACTCTACAAATTCCTTTGCCTCTTTGATGGTAAGGAATTTCATTGGATTGACGTTACCGCCATCCAGAGTTGTAAATCCAGTAGGGTTCTTTACAGGTACATAAAGTGTGGGTTCGTATTTAACCTTATAGTTAGAGCGAACACCATTCTTTACTGCACGAACCAAAAGTTGGTTGCCCCACTGGGCTACATGAGTATAAAAATTCAAGACATTTTTCCTTATCAAAGAGTTTCATTATATACGGTTTAGGGGTGAATGTCAAGAGAAAAGCGGTAATTGTTCCTCACCTTGAAAGTGTTTGTCAACCATATCAATGATATCTTGACTATGAGCAATCTTTGTCAATTCACTTTCCACTGCTTCTGCTATATCAGAATGTTCCCCAATACCAGCAGGATTCTTTAGGTATACTGCAACATTTGCTTTATGTAGTGCAATCTTACCTTCGTTATGTTTCTTAATTGCGTCTAGTAGTGTCATTATTTTTCCTTTACCAATTGTTTCGATATAAGAATGTTTTCAATATTTCTTGAGTAACACTCTTACCTTTAGTAGACCTTTCAATTCCGCCAAACCCTGGCATACTGTTTATTTCCAGTATATATGGTTGTTCCTTCTCTCTATTTTTAGAGGGAAGAAAGTCTACACCAACCAAATCTCCTTTACAGAGTTTTGCAGCTTTGATTGAATCTGACTTTTCAATTTCAGTCAGTTCTATCTCTTCTGTCTCTGCACCTAATGACGCATTACTTCTTGCATCACCATCAATTACTAGTCGTTTCATTGATGCGATTATTTCACCGTTAAGTACAATAACTCTAACATCATAATCAACTTTAATATATTCTTGAGCAACAAGGTCAATGTTCTTACTCAACAGTGATAACATTTGTACTGTTGGATGTAGTGAACGCATACTCTCTACAATAACAACTCCAACACCAGTTTGTGAACCACTGGATGCTTTAAGTATTATCGGAAACTTCATTCCTTCGATTGCTCGTTCTGTGTCATCTGAATATGTTATAGGAACAGTTGTTGGAGTATTTAATCCATTTTTCCTAAACAACTCATTGCAATAATATTTACTTGTGCAGATATCCCATGTCTCTAAAGATGGTATTGTTTTAAATCCAGCATCTTCTAAGAGTCTAATCATATCTACCCAACGTCTATTGGTAGTAAATCCAAGAGTACCTAATCCTCTAGGGAAAATTAATGTATCTTCTGGACTAATCTCAAATGGTTTTTGATATTCTGTTTTACCATCCTCACTTGGTTTTACTGCCTTACCTGTTTCATCGAATGCGAAAGAGTTGACATAAAACTTTCCATTTTTCTCTTCGATAAAACTACCAGAATATTCAGCATTAAATAGATTAATACCAAGTTTCTTTGTGGCATCATTCATCAACTTAACATCAGGCCTATCTTGTTTACCTACATCTCTCAAGTTTTCGTGAGAGTTATGAAAGATTACAAGTTTATACTTCTGCTCTTTTGGTTCTTCAGTGATGAATTGTGAGAATTTTTGTGTCAACTTAAGCTTCTCTTTTTTTGCCGATATTATATTTTGTTTCTAAGTCCCACTCATTCTTTTCTTTAAATGCAATCACCTTGATTTGTGATAGTGGTGCTTTGGGTTCTGCTGTACCCATAAGTTCAATTAAACCCCAATCGCTTAATAGAGATGCGATTGAATTTCTACGTTCAATATCGTTCTGATTTATATTTGTGTCTTTACCATCCAGAGCGAATAACTCTTTGAAGTGAACGATAAAGTATCGTCCTTGTTTATGTAGGATGTGACACGACTGATAAAGTTTTCTCTCTTTGCGAGATGCAACTCCAATACGACTTAATGTCTCACGAACCTTTAGGAAATCATCTGGTTCTTTTAATTTTACTTCGAGCATCCTTTCGGGCTGCCAATCAATTTCATTCATTTTCTTCCACCTTTATTCAAACTACTTTTTATAGTATTAATTTGTTCATTATCAAGTATCATCAGAGCAGCCTTTGCCTTCTCATTACTATAACCATAATACTCTTTTACATACTCTAAATCTTTCAACTTACTCGCTTTTACCCAAGGAGCATATCGTTTCTTAGACCTAATAGTATTTAGTAAAAAGTCATATTGTAGTTTTGAATCAAGGTGGTGTCTCATATTCATCTCATTCACTAACATAATAGTGTCATTGAATGGTGCAAGACATTTGTTGATAATGTAGGGGGAATACTTCTTTTCCCACATAGGGTCATCTGAATCTAACAGATGTTCCTTTGTTTCGTTTATGGATTTGAGATAGTGTTTAAGTTCATAGCTCATTTGAACTGAACCTGTGTCATAATCTCAATCATAAATGCAAGCATATTGATTTCTTGGTCTGCAACAAACGCTGACTTATAAGAATAGTCTGCTGTTGCGAGAACAAGATGTGGCACAGTTTGTGGTTGAATATCTTCATAAAGTGCATCGTAAACCTTGCGGTATGCACGAGCAGGGTCATTATCAAGATTGTTTGCAACCCACTTACGAATAGACTTGAAGTCTTTCTCTTTGAGGAAAGTTGTCAAGTCCTTCATATTTGTTTCTGATATATTAACAAGTATACCACTGTCAATCATACCAGATACAGAATACCTTTGCAGTTCGTTTAGTACTCTACGCCAGTCTGGGAAATACTTTTCCACAATACCAGCAACTGCTTTAGGTTGATACTGGACACCCTCTTCACCTAGAATATTCTGAACTCGTTTGAAGAATTCTCCAGCGAGTTTAGGTTTCTCTGCAACAGGAATACGAAATTCCACAACAGAGCATCTAGAGTGAAGAGGGTCGATGATTCGATTTTTGAAGTTACAGGTAAGAATAAATCCACAGTTCTTATGGAACTCTTCAATGAATCCACGCAACGCAGGCTGTGTAGATTGAGGATTTAAGTAGTCTGCCTCATCCAGAATAACGAACTTACGATTACCGTCCATAGAGACAGTGCTTGCAAAGTTCTTAATCTTATTTCGCAGTACATCAATACCCGATTCTTCAGAACCGTTTATCATCATATAAGTAGCGCCTAGTTCCTCAAGCATCGCTTTTGCAACCGTAGTCTTACCTACCCCAGGCCCGCCAGTAAGTAGTAGATTTGGAATGTTTCCCTCATCTACAAAGGTCTGGAAAGTCTTTTTCAAATCATCAGTAAGAATACACTCACTGATTTTTGATGGGCGGTACTTCTCCACCCATAACATCACATCATTCATAATATAAAACTCCTAGTTGGGATTAAGCTTGTTCCAAAGCAATAAAGTACTCTACAGATTTGTTCACATGTGAAAAATGTGAGATGCCCTTTGAGGACACTTGTACTTTATAATCACCACCTAGTAGTTTTAAGTTTTCAACTTTAAAAAAGTATGTGAAGTCAGTTGGTGAATTATCACCGACTTTAATACTGAAGTCGTTAGAAGTTTCGTTCTTACGGTCAGTAACAGTCAATTGAATATCACCACCAGCAGTTCCTTTAAGAACTACGTCTGGAACACCAAGTACTGCACTCGCTTTTGAGATTGCATTAAAGGTGTCTTGTGTAAATGTAAATTCTACATCTACTGAAGGCATTGTGATTTCCGTTTTTGGAGTAGTCACAACAGATGGGTCACTGAAGAAATACTTCAGAGAACTACCACCACCTTCTTCATTCAATCTAACAGATTGTTCCCCAAAGTCCAAAGTTGGACTTTTAAACAGCGACATTGCTGATAGGAATTCATTCAAATCGTAGATTGCGAATTCGTTATCGAATGTATCTGGGATAGTCGCTTTTGCCACAATGTTTTTCATTGCCGACATTGTGTTTATCACATTACCAGATTTTACCAAAAGATTTTGGTTAATTGACGAGAAGTTCTTTAGAACATCTCTGGTATCATTACTAAGTTGCATAATCAGTTTTCTCCTTGATTCATATCGTGATTGTGTAAAGACATTATACCATAATGTATTACCTTTAGCAAGTCATTTCTGTTCTTGCCATCTTTTTTTCCGTATCGTTGTGCATATTTTAATATGTTTCCGATACAAAACCCTTCGCCATGTCCAGAGTCCATGATGAACTCCGTGGCCTGAAACTTGTTGTGTGAGTAGTGTGCAGAATATGTTTTGTCAATATATTCTTGTAATTCTTTCAGAATTTTATCTTCTGAATATTTGTAATCTATCTTTTTCAATTAGTACATCCTATAAGTTTGGATGGGGGGATAAACCCCCCACCACAGATTGATTAGCTTGAGTAAGAGTAATCAGTACCCGATAGTGCTTTAAGTCCAGCAGCAATCACGCCTTTAGATGGTTCACCCATTCTATATGCAGTTTTACCTTTGAACGTATTCACATAGATACAATTACCTTCACTTCTTAGTGTGTCAATCATTGCTCTTGGTGATGTCAAATCGAGTTTACCTCTAAGAGTTTCCCATGTGACGTTCTTACCAGTTTGTAATAGTCTTAGGGTTTTTTCTCTTTTAGTTAATGCTTTTCTAGCCATATTATCTCCATTATTAAAATTCAACCATCAGTAATTTGATGATTAATGTATATAATACCCTATTTCTAGGGTAATGTCAATAGATTTATTTGATTTTAATTGATTTAGGTTTCATTGCCTCTGGGACAATTCTTTCTAATTCAATACTCAAAATACCATCTTTAAAGGATGCACCGTTTACTGTCACATACTCAGCAAGATTAAATGCCTTTTTGAAACAACGTGCAGAAATACCTTTATGTAGATATTCTTTATCATCGTCACCTTCTGGTCTTGATTTTGATACTACTGTAAGAACATTATCCTTACTTTCAATCTCAATATCAGACTTGTCGAATCCAGCAATTGCAAGTTCAATGCAATACTTTTCTTCAGAAGTTTTTACGATGTTATATGGGGGATATCCAGTTGATGCTGGTGCATCAAGTAGACTGTTGAACATTCTATCAAACCCGATAGAATATGTTTTGACCCTGTCAAAAGGGTCGATGTGTATATTACTTACCATTTTTTTCTCCTTAGTTAAGCAAGATTAAATACGATACCCGATAATCGGCATACCGTAAGTTTATTTATAATGGTAGTTTTTTGTGAGGGAAACTACCAAAACCCAAAATTTGTGTCACAGAGTAGGTGTTCCGTTTGTGACAACTGGACGACTTACGAACTGCACCCATATTATATAGGTATCCAAAAGGGGTATTTCAACCCCTTTTTTCAAGTTTTTTTATGCAGCGTCAGCATACTCAAGTGCTTTATCAAGAGCATTGAGTTTCACTTTACGGTTACGTCCGTACCATGCAGACTGCAAACGTGAATCACCTTCACGACCTTGCAAGTGGTCTGTCATGTAAGTAACAGAGTTAAATGCCTGCCACCATGAACCTTCTGCGAAATTAGCACCAGGCTGTGTTTGCAGATTTTCCATTGCGATTTTAGCGTTACGAGATGTGAATGGAAGTACTCCATCTTCTTTCTCTTTTGCAGGCGCACCGAATACTTCATTGAAGTACTGAATTACGTTATCACCAGTTGCTGGTTTTGAACCAAGGAACGAAGCCATTGACTTGTACTGTTCCATTTTCTCATGGGCAATACCCATTTGTTCTTTAACCATATCTGGGTCAAATGCCTTACGGTGATTTACTGTAACCATTTTATCTGTATCTTGTGATAGAGACAGTGTAAGAGTATTATTACATACAACACGAATTGGTGTCATACGAATATTAATAGACTTACCGAATTGGTGTGGGTTAGTAAACAGAAAGTAATTATCTGTTTGGTCACCGTTAAACAATTCAAAAGACTCTTTGGTTTTTGCAAGTGCCCAAACCATTTGTCCGTCTTTTAGTGAACCAGCAGTATGCATTTCCATATCACCTGCCATAACATAGTCATGGAAGAATTCAAATGCTTCTGAGTTCTGTACTGGATTCCAACCAGTACCAACAACGTCTAGAATAGAGTTGTCAGAGGAACGTACTAGTGCCTCTTTGTTTTTAATAGGAATACCAGTTGCAGTTACAAGAGGTTGTTTTTCTACTGTCCAATCAAGTCCAGCAACCTTTTGGAATTGGTCTGGTGTTAATTCACGGTCAACCTTAGTACCTAGTCCATGCCAAGGAACATCCCCAACATAAGCCATCTGTGCTTCACCGTTAATCATTTCAAGTTCGTGTGCCATTATATATTTCTCCTAGTTATTTTCTCAGTTTGTATATTCATTATATACGTTATTAAAACAAAAGTCAAGATGTTTTTGAAACATTTTTGAAATTAATTTCATCACTATTTCCATCCCTTTTGTCATTGTTACTAGTATAGTATACATGTTTTGAGAACAAAAGTCAAGGCATTTTTTATATTTTTTTGATTCTTTTCCTTGCTTTTTTCACTGCCATATCCATCTTTAGTTTAGATGCAAGCATTGTGAAGTTCTTACCTTCCATATGGTCGTACTCGTGTTGGAACACTCTAGCACTCAATCCACTAAACTGACTTTCTTGGATATTTCCATCAATATCAGTATATGTGTATTTCAATCGACTTGGTCGTGAAAGGTTAAGGAATAGGAATGGGTACGTCAAACAGCCCTCTGTGAATGTCGAGGTTTCTTCTGACTCCCATGTTATTTTAGGATTAAGGAATAAGGTGGCTTTCTTTTCCTCAAAGTTGGTGTACATTACAAATGCACGAATAGGTAAACCACACTGGTTTGAAGAGAGTCCGATACCCCCTGTTGCAGCCATAGTTCCTTTTAGGTTATCAAACAATTCTTGCATTGTCAACCCATGTTTTTCTTTTATTTCTTCTGCACTTGTTTCTGGAAGTTGCATCCTCAATAGAGGATTTTCTGCTTCTAGTAGTTTATATATCATTCATCATCTCCGTTTTGCTCTTCATAAAGGATTAGTGCGATTAGGGCATAGTTTGCCATATCAATCAATGTATCTTTAACACTTTCATCCTTTACTTTTAGTTTACCCTTTTTAGCAAATCCCATGATACGACTGAACTTATCACTGATACGAACACAAACACCTTTCCATGCTGGAATACCAGCAATCTCACAGTGTCTAAAGTTTGCAAACACATCTTCTGTACTTGCATAATCGTGTCGTTTTGCATCGTGTGTTGCTTTCATTTCTTCCAACAACTGATAAAATCTTTCGCTTTGTTTCATAATTAATCCTTTGATATTCTACTGAAGTTTTTAACTTTCTCAAACTTAACGACACTTCTGAACTTGTCAAATAGCATGTCTTGTTTATGAGATATGACAAACACATTCTGGTCGTGGAATGTATTCAATATTTTGAGGAAATCATCTGTACCTGTACCATCCAAAGATGAATCAAATATCTCATCAAGGATTAGTAGATTGGTATTAGTTGAGTTCTTCATCTTTGCAATTGCTCTCCATGTAAATAGCAATGCAAGGTCGATACGCATCTTTTCACCTTCAGAGAATGATGCATAAGAAAACTCATCACGAAAGCGTGACTTAATTGTTTCGTTAAAGTTCTCATCAATATTAAAGTTAACAAAGAAGTCCATAGACGAAAGATATGTATTTACCAACTTGTTCATAATGGGTAGATACTGTTTAATAATCTTTGTCTTAATACCAGTATCTTGTAATAGATTACGAGCAACATCAATGTAAAACTTATCTTCTGTTAACTTAGACTTTTGTTCTTCAATCAGTTCAATCTGTCCTTTGAGTTTTGCAAGTTTCTCTTTATCTTCTTCTGATACTTGTCCCTTTTCGTATGTCTGAATATCTTGCTTTAACTTAGCATTAAAACTTTCCATCTCTTTAATAGACGCACGAATCTTTGCAATCTCAACATCATGTTTACGAATGGTTTCTAGATTTGATATGATAACATCTAATTTGGACTTTTCGGCATTTTCCAACTCTTCCAACTGTCGGATTCCGTTTGTGATTTCTCCGACCTTTTCAGTCCGTGTTGCAATCTGCGTCTGCTTTGTTGTATCCGTGATTGATTGCTCGCAAGTCGGGCACTCATCGTTGTCCTTGAAAAACTTGATTTGACGGTCATGATTATCTTTTCTATTCTGAAGCGCGGCTTCTGTTTTACTTAGTTTAGTAATCTTCTCTTCTAGTCTTGCTTGTTCTTCTGCATCATAAGACAGTTTAGTTTTGTCTTGTTCTAATCCAACAATATCTTCTTTTCGTGTACCAATTGTAAATTCATTATCATGTACTTTTTGTTGATTCTCAGCAATAATCTCTGACTTATTATTAACCACTTCTTTAATAAACTTCTCTTGCAGAGTTACTTTTTCTTTGGTTAGGTCAAATTGATACTCAACATTACGAGTTTCTTCATTCAGTTCTTTTGTCTTATTTTTCAATAAGAAATTCATCAGAGAGAAAATCTTAATATCAAGAATATCTTCTACCACCTCACGCCTTGCCTTGGTTGGTAATTGCATAAAGGGAACAAATGTAGAAGAACCCAGAATAACAACCTGTGTGAAAGAACGATAGTTCAATCCCATAATTTGTTGTTCTAGATGTTTCTGATAATCACGAGCATTTGCATCTTGATTAATCATATTACCATTAACGTATACCTCAAAGGAATTGGGTTTGATACCACGAACAACCTTCACCTCTTTAGTACCGATACTAAATTCTACCTCAACAACTGAACTACCATTATTGACAGAGTTTACTAGTTGTTTCTTTGCGATGTTACGGAATGGTTTATTGAACAACCCAAAACAAAGAGCATCAAGAATAGTACTTTTACCAGCACCATTCTCTCCAATAATTAATGTAGTTGGACTTCTATCCAACTGTATTTCAGTAAATTGATTTCCTGTTGAAAGAAAGTTCTTCCAACGTACAGTTTTAAATATTATCATTACAGTTCTAAATCACTCGCTTCAAGATATAAAGATTTCATCATGTTTGTTAGTCTGTTCTTATCTAGTGTTACATCCAATTCGTCAATATACCTTTCCAATAAAGTCATGGTATCTTCTGCATTTTCTACAATAGTATCATCAACATTCTCTGCATCTAATTCACTAAAGTCCTCTACAATCTTTACCTCATGGGCTCCAGACTCACCAAGTACTTTATCAATAAATCTATCAAATGCATAAAAGTCTTTTTTATTGACTACAATAATTTTTACAAACTTGTTCTTTAATTGAGATACATCAAACTGTGTATAGTCTGTAGTAGTCTCATCATAATATACTTTCTGAAAAATTGTGTATGGATTGACGATACGTTCTAATTCTCTTGTAGAGGTATCGAATATATGAAAACCTTTAGGACACCCATCATCACTCCATGTCATTTGATAAGTATTGCCTAGATAGAAAACTTGTCCATCATCAGACTTCTTATGAAAGTGACCAGAGAATACTGTATCGAATTTGTTTAGGAATTGTTTGTCGTAACCACCTTCTGCAAAGTGTCCAGCGTGCATTTCAAAACCATTGATTTCTAAATGACCCATAGCAACTTGTGCTTTAGTGCTTTTGATATGTTCCATTGTATGTCCATAATTGTCTGGACAAATCCAAGGAATAAAACAAATGGGTGTACCATCAAACTCAACAGTAGCAGTTTCTGGATAAACAAACATCTTTGGATATCTACCCTCAACAAGTTCTGCAAGAGAGTTAACATCATTAGTGTTCTTGTAAAATGTATCGTGATTACCCACAAGCATATGTAAGGTAATACCTTCATCTACAAACTTTTGAATAAATCTTTTACGAAAGTCTTGTGCTATCTTGTAGGATACAAACTTACGTCTGTCCATAACGTCACCCAAATGAATAACAGTATCAATCCCCTTTTCTTTTACATATGGGAAAAATGTATTCTCCCAAAACTCATAAAAGTATTCGTTGAAAGCTAAGTTATCATTACGGGCGCCGAAGTGTGTATCAGTTATCAGCGCTATTTTCATCTATTATCTCATCACCTTGTTCATCATAAAATTTTTCAAGTCCTTTGGGTTCTTTCTTGGTTTTCTTTTTGGGCTTGTAAACTGCTTCTGGTGGTAAGAAGTTCTTCTGTAGATACTCCACATACACACCCTGTTCACTATCACCATCCATCAGAATGTCAACATTCATGTTCTCAATAATCTTATGTTTAACATGTTGTTGTTTCTTTTCTTTTTGAATCCTACGAATAAACGCATAATAGATAATTTGCGTAAAGTAAGCAAAGGGATTATTTGATTTTTCTGGATTGAAGTTACTACAATATTGTAGACAGTTCTCAATACCATCAGAAATCATTTCATCTCTGTAAGTATAATTTATAAAATTTGGACGGTAAGATAGGTGGTTTGCAATTTTAAGAAAGCATTCTCCAATATAATTAGTCACTGGTGGTTGTGGGTCACCAAGTGCTTCTGCTTCTTTGCATCGCTCTTTCCATTCTTTCATCGCCTCTAGGAACTCTTTGTTATTAACATAATGAGCACCCGATTTCTTTTTAGCCATATTAACTCCACATTGTTGTTGCATTTTTTTATGCAACTATTACTACATTATACAGATTTACACAGATAAGTCAATAGCTTAATTTATTTAAATTATTTTTAAAAAGCTCTTGCTTTTCTATTGACAACTTGGTATATTAGCTATGTAGGGTTTGAGAATGAATAGATTTATAGATAACTAGTGTAATGTTCTAGTATCTGGTTCACCGTAGTCCTCATCCCACTCTTCTGCTTCAATTTCATCTAATTCCATATTAGATGGTTCTCTTTCTCGCAACTCCTGTCCTTCAGCGTCCATCCTCTGAATACAATGTTCATAGAATTTAGATAGGCCAGTAGAAGCTTGTGTGATAACCATCACTTTATTTTTATCAATATTGTATATATTTTCTTCAGAGAAGTGTATCCATCGTTGTAGAGAAATAGATTCTTCTACTCCATATTTTGTAACTCTTGGTAACACATTCACTTTCAAAGGTGCTTTAATTTCAAATGTTCTAGGGTGTTCTTTTGATACAACATCACAAATAATCTCTTCACCACTTTGTAGTTTTAGAATTTTGTATTCTGTCATTTGATTTTTATCCTATTGATAGTATAATCGAATTGTTCTTCATTGTATATATTTATTCGTTCCATGAAGTGGTTGAGAGTAAAGTTCCTTTTACTCTTGTAAGATAAGTCATCTGCTAAGTCGAATAAGGTAGCTCTATCTTTACTGTCACTCCTACGCAATCCACGGCCAATTGATTGCAAGGCACGTACTCTGGATTTACTTGGACTAGCGAACACGATGTTGTGCAGATTACGAATATTGATACCAGTAGAAAAAGTGCCATACGAAGCAACGATGATTGCATTCTTTTCGTTTTCGGTAATTTCTCTAATTTCTTCACGAGTTTGTGTGTCTGTTCCACCAAAGACATAAAATACTTTCCTGTCTTTCGCAGATTGGTTAATCATATCGTAGAGTACACTTCCATGTTTCTCGACATACTGAAACAATACTAATGTATTGCTATTAAGATTGAGAGTTAAATCCCTTATGAATTCATTTCTCTTTTGATGAGATACAATAAAGTCCATCTCATCTTGATAGTTCATACCCTTGACAAGTTTACACTCTTCTTCTGAATATGTTAATACCAAAGCTTTGATATCGAATTCAGCAAGTGTCTTTTTATCAATAAGTTCCTTTGTAGATACTACTCTATTTAGTGAACCGAATAGTCCCTCAAGAACTAATCTGTGGGTTTGCATTCCATCCAACGTACCTGTCAGTCCAAATCTATACTTACATAAATGTAGTTTGGTTAGTACGTTTGTCAAGGATTTTGCTTTAAATAAGTGTGCTTCATCTCCGATAACACAACCGAATTGTTCAAAATATTTCTTAGGAAATTTGTAGATAGATTGCCATGTAGATATCACAACCTTCTTTGAGACATTCTTGTCATGTCCACTATAAATCTTTTGCATGTATGCTTCCAACCAACCATAGTCAATAAAATCAGAATACATTTGTTCGACTAGAGATGTTGTTGGAACAAGAATAAGTATCTTGTCATTTTGCTTTTCTCGTAGAAGTATTTCATAATACCTTACAAGAATATAGATGATTAATGACTTACCAGATGCAGTAGGGCTAAGAAGTAAAGCACGATGTTTTCTGATTGCGTAATCCACGGCGTCCACTTGGTAATCACGAGGTTTAATAGATTTACCCCTTGATTTGAGTTTGAGTCCTCGAATGAATCCATCCAATATTGGTCGGTCAATTTGTTTTTCATCTTTTAGTTCCTCACTTATATTATATGGTTCGTCCCAATTCTCTAACCATTTTTCTAGATATTCAATTAGTCCAAGATACAACTCACCTGTTGCTGGGGAAAATAATCTAATCTTCCCATCCCAAATACGATTGCGATACGCAGGCATAAACTTAGCGCCTGGCACTTCAAAAGTAAAATGTTCAGATAGGGAACGAGCAGTTGATGCTTCGGTATCCACTTTAAGGAATACCTCATTCTTCTTAGTAACTTGTGTCACTAGATAGCACCGTCTACGAACTTACGCCATTCAATAGCATTCTTAATGTCCCATCCTCTTGATTGTATTTGTTTAAGAATTCTTTCACATGAATCCGTACACATTTTATAGTATTCTACCTTTTGTTTTGCTTTGATAAGGTCTTCATCTGACTCCAAATAAATTGGAATATCTACTTTAAGTATCTTATGGTCAAAGGGGTTGTCACGATAAACAATAGGGTCAGATTTCCCACCATAGTACTCCCACTTCTTTCGATAGAGTACACGATAAGTTCCTTCATTCATAAGTTGAAGTTGTCTGAATGTATTGTATATGGTTAGGTATTTTTGATGAAGAGATGCAGACTTTAGAGATTCATCTCCAAGTTCTAAGTCATCCATCTTCAAGTCTTTTTCAGCAGATTGCTGTAGTTCGTCTAGTGTCATAATATTTCACCTGTTAATAATAAAAGTGAGCAGAGGTGGTAGAACTTTCTGTTCTAAATTATCCCTTATAGAGATTCAAGTATCGGTGTTAAAGTTCACCTTACCTGCTCATACTTATTTATAATTTCGCTATTGTGTATAAATCGTAATTAAACGTCACACTAGCGGTTAATCCCACTGACTCTGTATCTTTAGTGTCAAAGGATAGTCCACTAAGTGAAGTAGGATATATGTTCCTAAACTGCACTTGTAGACTTGGGTTGTTCTTGTTTGTCAGTATTGTTAATGTTGCATCACTGGTCAACACTGAGGGGTTAGTAACATTACCCTTGCCTGCGTTACCAATATCTTTTGTATCTGTATTCTTAATTGCGTTTGCAAATTCTGCTGGATTTTGAGGGAAACCAATACCTGTCATCCAATCATGGATTTCTCTGTAATTGCTGAGGTCTTCCTGTACTAAGAAACCTAGTTCCAACGGACTAAATTCTAACGTGTCTCCCATGAAAGGCATTGCTTTATAACGACTGTTCATAATTGCATCACCAGAAAATGCGATGCCAGGCAGATTAATCTCCTGTACAAAGTATACAGTGTTTGGTATCTTCAGAATATCAAACTTAAATTGAGTTGGACGTGCCAAATCAACATTGTCTGGTTGTCTGTCAATTGCGGTAGTTATAGACATATGTTTTCCCTTTTCATACTACTATTTATAGCGACCAAAAAAAAAGGGAGAACCGAAGTTCCCCCTTTTCAGATTCGTTAACCGAATTCTTATTACTACATGATGTTAGTAACTTGTACTCTTCTGTAGTATACGTTGTCGTTAGCAGTAAGTGTACCACCACGAGCAGTTGCTCCACCAGCAAATGGGTTTGCAGTAAGACCATATCTAGTCTTGAAACCAATTTTAGGTTGGAAAGTGTTTTCACCAACCGCACGAACCATTTGTAATGGAACGTATGGGCAGTAGAAAATACCACTGTCGTAAGGTGAAGTACCCTTATAACCTACAGTGTAGTATTGTTTCGCATCAGCATTTGCTGAATATGGGTCAATGTACACTTTGAAACGTCCGTTAAGAACACCAGCAAAAGTATTACCAGCGTCATCTACGTTTAAGTTATTGTTAAGAGCAGGAGTGTAATCAAGTACACCAGCCATTTGAAGTGCAGATGCAACATCAGATGAACAGATGATTACGTTACCTTTTCCTCTACGAGTTTGTTGAGCAATTACATTCGCATCTCTTTCAAGTTGGAACATAAGTCCTTTGAACTTCTCAACACTCCAACGACCGTTTGAGTCAACGTCCATGTCGAAGATACCAGCAGTTGCAGTATCAGTCTGAGCACCTGGCTTAGCAGTTACATAGATTGAACGAATAACTTCACGGTTGATTTCGTTAAGAATTTCAGCAGAAAGGATGTTTGCAAGTTCTGTCTCAGCGTCTAAACCGTGGATTGCTTTCAAGTCTTGTGCAAGTTCCATAGTGTATTCTGCTTTAAGAGCTCTTGACTTTGCAGTAACAGTTTGCTTCTCGATTGAGAATGCCATTTCTGCGAAGTGGTTAGAACCAGAGTCACCTTTAGCTTCTGCGTCAGCAGTTGCCATACCAGTACCACCAGTATAAGTACCAGCTGGCGAATCGTTAAGAATCGCTGGATTAGTACCTGCTTGTGTACCGTCACCAGAGAAGTCAGAGTCTGCTTCGTTGTAGAAAGTCTCTGTACCACTTTGGTTAGTGTAACGTGAACGCATTGCAAAAATCAAACCAGTTGGGCCAGTCATAGGTTGTACACCTGCCACATCGTATGCGATAAGGTTAGGCATAGCACGTCTGACTAATGAAATTAGGATCGGATCCCAATTATCAACAGCAGAACCAGTTGAGTTAGTTGGTGCAGCTTCTGATAAGAACGCAGAGTCCTCACGAAGTGCTTTTTCTTGGTTTTCTAGGATAACAGTAGTTACAGCCTTACGATAAGAATCATTAATCTCTGGAAGATCATTGTGTTCTAGGACTGGTTGCCACTTCTCCTGTAAATGTTCAGTTTGAAACATTTTTATTTCTCCTTGTTTGAGTTTTTTCTAATAATATTTATAAGAATTTAATTTTTGAAAGATAAAATCTTCCGCAGCTTAAACCTTACCTCGCTTTACATTTTTACTAATTGCACTCATATAAGCACTCATAGCACCAGTTGTATCGTAAGATTCTGAACTTTCAGATTCGGAATCTACAGATTCAGCGACAGTTGTTGCTTTCGGGAAATAGCTTTCCTTGAGCGTGTCGAGTTTACTTCTGAAAGAATCTTCATCAGTAAAATCTACATCTTCTGCAAGAGATTTGAATTTTTCAGCTTCGGTGTCAGCCAAATCTGAAGAAACCTCTGCAAAAACAGACTCACGAACCAATAGATTGTTCTGCTTCTTTAGTTCAGCAGACTTCTCGATTTGCTCATTGAGTTTGGCTTCTAGTCCATCAATCTTTTCAGACTGACTTCCTAAGATGTCATACTTTTCATCTGGAACATCAATGTAATGCTCCTCGAAAAGTGATTTAAGTCCAGAAATGAAATCTTCTGCAATCTCGCCTTTGAGACCACGTTCAATTGCAATTTCGTTCTCTTTCATCCACTCTTCAACAACATAACCCATGTATGCGTCAACTTTTTCAGTCAACTCACTTTGGACTTTGTTTACTTCTTCAGCAACTTCTTGAACCTTTGCAGATTCAATTCTCTCAACTTCTGAACGAAGTTTTGATTTTACAGCTGCTTCAAAAATTGTAGATGCTTTTTCCTTAAATTCTTCAGAAATTTCTTCACCATTAACTAGTGCAGAAACATCTTCTGATACATCAACTGACGCAAGACGGTCTTCCAAAGTAGATTCGTCAACTTTCGCAGACTCTTCTTCTTTTTCTTCCTCTTCTTTTGCCATCATTTTGTCGTAAGACGCTTTAAGGTCTCCAGCTTTCATGTTCTCCATTTCAGAGTACATTGCTTTCAACATTTCCGCTTTTGTCATCTTACCTTCTTCTAGTGATTCTGTTTCAGAATCGTCTGAAGCTTCAGTTTCTTCTTTGGTTGCACCGGCTTTAGGTTCTGCTGCTTTTTTTACTTTAGCAGAAGCCTTCTTTCCAGCACTGTCTTTTGATTCTGGATCAACGACAGGTTTACCCAAATCTTCAACATCGCCTTCTTGTTTTTCCATTGAGTCACCTTTACCAGCAGTTGCGCCAGGTGCTTTTGCTTCTTCAAGCTCTGCACTGACTTCCGCCTCTAGTTCCTCAATTGTCTTGTCTAGTTCTGACATTGGGATTTTCTCCTTGGTTGTTTTATTAACATATTTATAATGATTAAAGTTTAGACAGAAATTTTGCGAATGCAAGTGCGGAAACATTAGTTTGTTTACGTCTTACAGACTCATTGATTTCATCATGGAGTTCGGCAATCTCAACTTCTTTGAGTATTCCGTTGTTCCAAATCCATTCTTTACCTTCCATAATCCCTTCAACAAAGGCTTGAGGTGCAGATGGGTCTGCAACAATATCTGCCGCAGTGGCAAGATAAAAATCGTCTTTCACATAATTAGCACCACTCTTAGATTCGATAGAACCCATGCCTCTTGAAGAGACACCAAGTTTACCACCATCTTTGATTAGTGCTTTCGCTATTTCCCCCATTGGAGTAGAGAGCAGTTTCGCCTCACCAATAAAGTTCTTTCCATCAGCTTCCAGTTTTGTAATCATATGCGATACCCTGTCAAGATTGACAGTGGGGCCTTCTGGATGACCCAGTTCCCCAAACGCACGACCTTCAGCAACAAATTCTTTGTTATAACGAGTGACTTCTTTTTGAAGTACACCCATTGGGTAGACACGACCATTACGGTTTTTCATGTCTGCCTGCATAAAGATTCCACGAATCTTCATTTCCTTTTCACCGTCCTCTTTGGCTTCGGTGATGTATTCTACTTCTTGTATCTGTTCTGCTATTAGTTTCATATTAGAACCCCGATGCTACGATAGGAGTAATAAAGAGAGAGGTTGCACCACGCATCCCGACTCCAATATCAGTATGGATAATTACTCCAGCGTTTGCGTTAATTCTTACTGAACCAGTATCGCCATCATCATCAGCGTTTCTAATTGTAACTGCCTGCTTTGAACCGTTATTAAACACATAGTGTGCAGTAGCGGTTTTGCCCTTGGTAGTACCAGTTGCAAGTGCTTCTTCTGCTCCGATTATCTTCATTTTACTCTATCCCTAAATTGTAAGCATTTCTTTTTCAAAATAGTCCATAAGTGCCTTATGCGGAACTTTGAACTTCTTGGAAACACTATTTATTGTTTTTTCAAAAGTATTTAGGAAATTGTTAGGTTTCGCATCCATTTCCTTGAATATAGCGTCAATAGCCTTCTTCATCGCTGGAGATAACTTTTGATACTCCCTCGACTTCTTATGCTCATCTTTCTCTGGTAGTTCTTGTTTGAACTGTGAAAGAGTTTTACTCACTATCTTTTTCTACCTCTGAGTCTGAAATGTGATGTGTCACAAAAGTTTGTGCCACTTCTTGTCTTTTTGTTTCTAATGCACTTCCAACCTTTTTCGCAAGAGCATTATTAAAGTGTGTCTCCGCCGCAAGGTTATCGCCTGATGCAATTGAACTTACAAAGTCTTTTACATTATCCATTATTTATCTCCTTTTTTTGGATCATTATGTGCGAACATACCGTCATCATCACCTGTCATATCTCCACCTTCTTCATCTTTGATTTGATTGTCAATTTCTTCAATCTCCTCATCAGACATTCTAAGGATGTGTTTCTTAACATATTCCTTAGAGAAGTATTGACCGACATATGATTCGACTTGTCCGAGCATATCTAGTCTGTCCCGAAGAATTTCTGCATTCTTCAGTTCTGTGAAATGTCCATCCTGTAAGAAATCAAATTGAATATGCTCTTTGAATGTATCCCATTCTTCCATTGCAATAACACCCTTCAGTAGAAGTTGTGTACGCAACATGTCTAAGAACATAATAGAAAACTTCTTACGAAGTCTCTGGACAAATTTTGTGAATTTAAGTTCATCTCTTGTAATGTTATCAGAACGACCTAATTGGAAACCTGTTTCCTCTGCAAGTCTTGATACTGGTACATTCAATGAACGGAATAATTTTTTCTGGAAGTAGGTAATGTCATCAATTTCACCAAGGTTTGAACCGCCTGGCAAAGTTGTAATCTCTGTACCTCTACCACCTTCTCTACGAGGCAACCAGAAATCTTCCAACATAGACATATGGTTTCTATCATCTCTGATTTCACCAGTTCGTGCATCGTAAACCATTTTGTTTCGATAACGATTCATCACATCTTTCAGATATGATTCTGCTTTCATCTTTGGTAGATTACCAACGTCAATATAAAAGATACGTCTTTCAGGCGCACGAGAGATACGATAGATAACTAACGAATCTTCAATCATACGCAATTGATTGACAGGTTTGATTGCTTTGTTTAGATATGAGAGTACTGTACCCTTGGACATATCAATAAGTCCAGAAGGACAGTATGTAATAGAGTCGGATGTAATCTTGACTCCATTTGATGTTCCTACGTTTTGTTCCCAGCCCTTGTCATTGTACAAGTAGAAATCGTCAACTTTCTTGACCATCTCCATGCCAGTTTTATCATTAACCTCTTTTTGTGTTTCTCTCGCTTTTTTGATTTTACGAGGGTCAATGTAACGAACCTCTTTAATTCCCTTGCGAGGTTGTTTTGGGTCAATAATTTTATGATAATAAATTCTGCCATCAACATACCAACGTCTAAAGATGTCATGTCCTTTTGCATTAAAATCTAAAAGATGAAGAAGTTCATGGAACTCATCTCTTACCTTTTGTTTAATGTTTTGGGATACGTCTAGTCTGTCAAGTGATATTGATACAGATTGGTCACGTTCATCACTTACAATTGCTTCATTCACAATATCTTCAATAGCACTGTCACACTCTGGTTGTTGTGCAATATCACGATATCTACGGATTAAATCAACTTCATTACGGTCTCTTCCATCCATATCAAGGACAGAAGCGTAATGACCACCACCCGATACAATGTCGAGGGTGCCGTCATCAGAGACAGGAGAAGTGAAACTATCACTTCCCCCACCTTGATTCGCTCTTGTAATTCTGAAACCGAAAAGTTCCGCCATACTATAATTCTCCTAAGTTTTACCCTTCTATTTAGTCGGGTAAAAAAGAGGACTTATACCGCACTAGCGGAGAAACTTGTGTATCTCCAAGTAATATCAAATGTTTCGATATCACTTACGGTATCATATGACAGTTCAATCGGTGTGATTGCTGTCGGCCAACAGTTCTTTAGAACATATGACTTCAGAATGTTATCATCTCTATCAAGTTGTTCAACTCTCAATTGTGCAGTATAATCTGACACATTTGTAAGTCCAACACCTGTTTCTAGGTCATTGATACCACTCATCCAACGCTCCATTGCGTTACGAACCATAAAGTCCGTATCGTTAATGATTGTTGTAGTCCATGCTTCGACTGTTCTGTCGCCCGCCATGTAGAGTTGTCTACCTCTGAATTGAACTTCAATTTCAGAAATAGTTTGCCCTGGCAATGATGTAGCCTTTACGAGAAAACTCGCACGATTAACGTCCAGCCCAGTAGTAATTGCTGGGGGAGTAGTCATAATCACACGATATTGATTCGCTCTTGCACCACCACCGATAAGGTTTGATTTGAAATCGTCTATACTAGCCATGATTAACCCCCTACCTCACTAAACGCAACACCAGTTCTTACGGCGATGAAATTTAGTGTAATAAAATTGATGGAACGAGCAGGTTTAATGTAAATGTCAGCGACAAATTCATTCCTGTCGATTACTTCACCTGTGTTGTTAGTATCATCAGCAACTACTGAGAAATCAGTAATACCTCTTCTACCTTGAACATCACGAAGGAAAGGTTCAACTAAGTTTTTAAACTGTGCCTGAGTAAACGCATCGTTAATCTCAAACAGTTGGAACTTAGCAGCAGTAGCAATTGCTTTCTCAAGAACAATGAACAATCTACGAACATTAATTCTATCAAATGCACTTGGTCTAGACAACGCAGTTTTGTCACCAAAGAGAACTGTACCTTGGCCTGGGAATGTGCAAACAGGGTTTACACGAGCAGGATAAAGAATATCTCTTTGTGCTTTAGTTGGGTTGTACGCAAGTTTAACTGCACCACGAACTTGTCCTCTGTTGTAACCCGCTGGTGAGAACCAAGGGTCTGCAACATTGTCTGTGTTCGCAGCAAGTCCTGCCATGTCACCATTTAATGGAACATAACGGTATACGTCTGCATACTTATCATACATGTACTTGTAACCACTGTCAAACACTGCATAAGAAGAACTTGCGAGATTATCGAAGAACCCTTTAACATTGTTTGTTGCAGCAGCACCAGTTGCAACACCGACTACATCTGCTCTACGAGGAGATATAAATCCAACTACGTCTTTTCTTGCTTCACACAAGTCCATAATCATAGTTGCGTGTGTTACACCATCTGTACCAGCAGGACATGAACCTGCCATGATAAGGTTGATATCAATAGTGTCTGTATCTGCAAACAGGTTGTATGCAATATCTAACTCACCGATAGTTGGGTTATCATCTGTACCACCTAAAAGGTTGTCATTGATAATTCCAGCGTCACCAGCTGAAGATGCATACGAAGTACCAGATGCTTTGTTAGTACCAGCATCTGTTAGTGAACCATCGTGATCCATCCAACGAACCATTCTAGAACCAGTGTTTACTACGTTTGCGTAGAAGTTAGTTCCGCCCTGTGGTGTTTTAGAACCAGATGCTTGTGATACGAATGGGTAGACTTCAAGAACTGCGTTAGTTCTTTGTCCAGCAACATCTGAATCAAAACCACTGATACCACCATCCATGTCATGCACTACAACGTGCATTTCATCATTGGTTACACCTTTAGAAGTTGCCCATGTTGATGTGCCTGGGGCAGCATCGAACAAGTCATAGAACTTCCAACGTCTACGAACATTAGTCGCAGCAACGAGAGCAGATTTTAGTCCACCACCGTTAGGGTTATCTAGTTGTCTAATAGTTAGATTGTCTGTTGAAACAGCAGTAACTTCATACTGTGAACCATCTGCTTCTTGGAAATGTACAATATCACCTACAGTGAATTTTGCACCACCGTCACCAGCAGAACCACCACCATTGTCGATACCGACTGTAGTTGCTCCAGCAGCAGGTGTTCCAGTTGTTACACCTAGTGTTCCAGCGTTACCACTGAATGTTTCCTCAAATGCACCAGCATTTGCACAGATTGATACAGCAAGGGAGTTACCCCAAATGCCTGGGAATTTAGATGCCCAGTTACCGACAGAACCTTGTCCACCAGCATAGTTGTTATCATAATCATTGTCATTTTTAATCTTCAATCCAGAACCATTTGCGGTAGCGTTAATCGCAGCAGTATCTGCTCTGATTACACGCAATCCGTTTGTGTACTGAAGGAAGTTGGCGGCGGTGAACCAATTTTCAAAGTTATTTGAATTTGGTTTACCAAAGATATCGACCAATTCTTGCTCTGAACCGATTGGGATGATTTCTTCTACTGGGCCTTTTGAAAAGCCCGAAGCAATCGCACCAATTGAAGTTGCAACAGCAGGAACGACATTGGTCAAGTCTATCTCTTTGACGAGAACGCCTGGGGATACTTGAAATGCCATCTTTGTTTTCTCCTTTGTGGATTCAATAATTTAGTTTAACTCAAACTTACGAATATATTTATAAAATCGCATCTCTACACTTTTGGTTTTTATAGGTTCTCTAGCATATAAATAAATTCATGTCAGAGTTCTACCAAAAATACAAAGAAACAATTAAACGTGTGTCGCAACGTAATTATCGTAAACGTATCATCTGGGTAAATGAATACCTAGAAGATAAGTACTGTCACTACTGTGGAGAATCCGAAAATGCATGTCTCCAATTCCACCCACACGAGGCAGAAATACGCAAACGCACAAAAAGAAAGGGACTAAATGAGGAATCCAGAAAAGAAGTTGTTGGTTTCATCGAAAAGTCCAAAGTTGTTTGTGCTAATTGTTACTTAAAATTAGATAATGACCTAATTGATATTATGTAGGTATTTGCCTATTTCTACCAATCTGAGTCGTGTGTACGAACTACTGGACTCCATCTAGTACCATATTCATCAACAACAGTCTCACCATAAGGTGCATCTATACCGTTATCCATAAATCCAAACGGTGCCATATCTTGTTCCAATTGGTTCTGTTGTTCTTTAAACATTCTTGCACGAATGTCATCATCTGTTAATTCTTTAAAATATGTCTGTTCTATCAACCATCCGAACAATACACAACACATTACAAGGTCATCTGTGTGTCCTTCTTCTGCTTCATATGATTGTCCTTTGAGAATAAAGGTAGATAGTTCTGTGATTAAATCATAATCTTGGATAAACATCTTATCAGTTTCGATAACCTGTTTAATATTGGAACAACCTAGTCTTTTTACAGCCTTTGTTGTTCTTACCCCAAGTTGTGCTTTTCCACCGCTAAAACCACCCCCAACGACTTGACC